ATCTTGATGGGCGGGGCCAGCATGATCGTGAAGTCATGCACCGGCTCGTCCCGCATGACCCAGCCCTTGCAGTCCGGGCAGACCAGGCAGCAGCAGCCCGACTCCGGGCTGACCGCCAGGTGGCCGCCGCACTCCGAGCAGCAGTCGCCGTTCTCGGCCAGCTCGCGCCGGCCCTCGATCCACCGCTTGGCGAACGTCCAGCGGTCCTTGGGGTTGGCCGCGGTCATGGCCGGGGCCAGCTCGGCGATCAGCGCGTCGGACTGGTCGGACGTCAGGCCCGGCCAGAAGTCCAGCAGCGCGGTGAACGCCAGCGAGGGGTCCAGGTTCATGACTGCCTCCCTTTGCATGCACGGCGGTGTGCGCCGAGCCCGATGCCCGACAGCCACATCCGCGTCCCGCACGAGTCGCACGCGATCCGGTAGGGCGGGTGCCTGCGGGGGTAACGCTTGCGCCACGCGGCGATCTCGTCCTGCGTGGCAACCACCTGGTGGACGCCTGCGGCTTTGACGCCGTGGCCCCTGCCGGTGATCCTTGCCATTGTCAGCTCCTGTGTCTTGGTCTATCTCTATTGTGGCTTATTGCCTACGTCTCTGTCAACAGCTTCCCGTGCCTTTTTATTCCGGCCCTCCAGCCAGTAGCAGACGCCCGCTCCTAGCACCGCGCCGAGCGCGGCGACCAGGGACCACACCACCGCGGCCCCGTTGCCGATCCAGGTGGCGTAGGCGGCGACCAAGATCCAGATGATGGCCAGGCTGTCCAGCAGCCGGCGCAGTCTCCTCATAGCTGCTCCCCGATCCAGCGCGTCATGTAGGGCGGCACAGCCTCGGCCAGCTCCTCGCGGTTGGTCCAGTCGATCGCCATCACCCGCCGCGTCTGCGTCACCCGCTCGTGCCCGGCCACCGAGACGAACTTGCCCGGCTCCCAGTGCCCCGCTCGCGCCGCGGCCACCGGGTGGGGCCAGCCACATGACCGGAGCCCGGTGCTGCCCGCAGGCGGCTGCGGGGGCTGCGCCAGGACCAGCCCGCCGCCAGCCTCAAAGCAGCGGTGGCGGTACGTCTCGTAGCCGAACATCCAGCCGCACAGGGTGGTGGGGTTGATCAGCGGGGTGCCGTGCTCGGGCTGCTCGATCACATACGGCAGGCCCGTCTCGATCGCCGCCTCGCGGACGGCGGCCACCAGGTCCGGGTAGGTGGCCGCCAGGCCGGGCCGGCAGTTGGTCATCTTGGAGCCGCGCTGGCACGGCGGGCTCAGGTGGATCAGGCCCACCTGCTCGATCAGCGACCGGACGCGCAGCGCCCGCAGGACGTCCCCCTTCCAGACCTTGACCGCGCCGGACTTGAGGTAGTTGGGCTGCCACTCGCTGTCCACGCCCCACACCTCGTGCCCGGCGTCGGTGTAGCCGCGGGCAGCTCCTCCTGCGCCGCAGCAGCCGTCAAGGATGATCACTCGTCCTCGCCACCGTTCAGCGCGGCCAGCACCAGCTCGGTCACCCGGGCTGTCTCCTCCTCGGCGCGCTCGATGTTGCGGGCGGCGATGTCCGGGTCCTGGCGGGCCTCGATGGCATCGCGGAGGATGGCGTCCATCACCGGCACCGGGAGCCCGTCGGCCTCGGCCTTGCCCGCGGCGTCCAGCAGGTCGTTGGCGTCGGCCTGCTCGTAGGTCAGCGCGATCCGCTCAAACGTCAGCTTGTCCGGGTCACAGCCGTAGTACATGATCGCCCAGGCTTCGCAGTCGGCCGCGGTGCTCTCGGACATCATCAGCCCGTGATCGTCGTAGTCGGAGATCCGCAGCACCACCGTCGGCACCTGCCGCTCGGCCGCGCGGGAGGCGAACGCCCGCTTGCCCTTGAGCCCATCGAACCCGCCGCCCGAGTAGACCGGCACGCCGTAGGGACGGCAGACGCGGGCGGTGCGGCCGATCAGGCCGGCCGCCTCGACCAGCACCTCCAGGTAGACGTCCTGGCCGTTCTGCGGGGACCAGGTGATGTTGGGGTGGCGGATCTCGTCCACCAGGGCATCGACCAGATCCTCCGCATAGCTGTCGGAGTAGTAGGGGACGTCCGGTGTTGGTGCCCGGGTGTCCTCGATCCAGTTCTCGCGGACGAGCCCGGCACGGCGGGCCAGCACCAGCGTCTCCTGCACGTGCTTGGGGCTGATGTGCGTCTCGTCCACGCGGCGGCTCGGCCCGCGGTGCGCCTGGCAGCGGCCCTCGCCCTCGATCACGTGCTCGCCGCGGACGCACCACATCTGCGGCTGCTTGACGTAGGTCAGCCCGTTGCCCATCCCGTTGGGCCGCAGGTCGTAGAACAGGCCGCGGGGGCTGCGCGGCAGGGTGTCCTCGTCATTGTGCTGGTTGAGCCGCGCGATGATGTCACGCAGCAGCGCCTGCTGCCACGCGCTCGGCGGGGTCCAGCTCCGGTCGATCGGCCCCTTGGGTCGTTCCCCCATCGGTGATCAGCTCCTGTGTCAGTGTCAGTGTCCTGTACCGGCGCAGCCTCCGCTGCGCCTGGCAGATGTTGCAGTGCCCGGAGGCGGCGCGCTGCTTGCGCATCCGTTCCCGGTTCTTGTCCCCGGGCTCCAGCCGGCCGATGTCAGCGACCGCGCCGATCGCGGCGAACGCCGCGCTGATCCGGTTGTGCGTGCCGGCCTCGATCTCCAGTATGCCGGCGATCAGCCGGTGCTGGGCGAACCACACCACGGTGTGCTGCGCCTGGGTGACGCGCGGGCGGCCCGCGCCGATCGGCCGGTCGTAGTGGAACGTCACCACCCAGCCCATCTCCCCCGAGTCCACGGGGGCGGTGCGCTTGGTCCGGCCGCTCGGCGGGAGGGTCATACCTGCCACGCCTCCTCGGGCAGCGGCACGCCCGGCACAGCACGGGACAGCAGCTCCTCGATGTGGCGGCGGCCGAACGTGCGGATCGCCGCGTCGGAGATCAGGTAGTTCTTGCCGTTCCCGTTGGGGTCCTTGATCTCCCACCGATCGTGCTTCTCGGGCGGCATGTGACAGGTACACCAGCCGGGCTCCACGCGGACCCAGGCAGGCTTGGGAGTGGCGGGCTCCCCCAGCATGCCCTCGGGTATCCAGCGCACGACGTAGCCGCCAGCGGGTGCCCCGTCGGGGTCCTCGGCGTTGAGCTTGTCGGCGAGCCGCTGCGCGGCCCGGTCGGTGAGCCGCGTGCCGCGGGAGTCACCCGCGGGATAGCGCCCGTCCTGCCGCCAGGCGAACACGCCGAGCAGGCCCTGCTCGTGGACGAACTCGCCACCGCAGCCCGAGCACTTCTGGCGCGGCGGCTTGCCCATGCCCTCGTCATGCCGCAGCCCGGCCGCGGGGTTGCCGCGGTGGACGCAGTGCCAGCGGTTGGCCAGCTTGACGTCAGGCGATGTAGTTGTCACCGGGTGCCTCCTCTCCATCGCTGGGCGGCTCGCCGCCGGCCCGGTGCGGGTGGGTGACGCCGGGCGTGCCGGCGTCCAGGGATGTGGCATCGTCGCCCTCGGGCCAGTCGAACGCCGGCCCCTCAGCAGCGGGCACCGGCTGCCCCGAGCTGTCCAGCTCGATCAGCACCGGCACCTCGTCATGGGCCAGCTCGGTCATCTGCGCCGCCACGGCGGGCGGCACGATCCAGGCGATCGTGGCGGCACCGGACCGGACCGGCGTGGCGGCCCGGTGGTCATGGGCTGCCTCCGCGGCGTCCAGCACCGCCCTGGCCAGCTCCTCGTCATCCAGCCCGAGGAGCTGGATCTCCTTGGGTGCCACCGCGGGGCGCGGCATCAGGCCAGCAGCGGCGGCCCGCTCCTGCGTGCCGGGGTTCAGCGGCGGCACCTCGATGCGGTAGAGCGGGTGGCGCTCGCGCTCCAGCCCGGCAGCGGCCTGGGCCACGTAGTCCTCCACCTCGCCGACCGTGATCTCCCGGCCGAGCGCGGCGCTGTACCCGGTAGGCCGGGCGCGGCGGACCACCTCCAGCAGCGCGGCGTAGTCGGTGGCGTCATCCCACGAGCTGTTCAGCCCGTCGGGGTCGGAGATCCACCGGCGCAGCGCGCCGTCGGTGCTCATGGGGTCGTTCGGGTCGTTGGCCCGGCCGGGCCAGACCGTCTTGCTCTGCCAGAACTGCTTGGCCAGGTCGGCGGGGTCGCCGATCCACTGGCCCTCGATCTTGTTGTCATGCCAGAACTGCATGATCATCTTCCGTTCACTCGTAGGCCCGCCCGGCGCAGCCGGGCGAGCGCGTTGGCGTGGGCGCGGCCCTCGCCGGGGGTGTTGCCGGTGTAGACCGGCTTGCCACCCTGCGGCGGGGACCAGCGCCAGTGACCGCTGCCGGTGCAGCGGGTGACAGACCATCCTGCCTGGACCGCGATGGCCCACAGCTTGGCCAGCTCACCGCGGGGGTGGGCGCTAGCTTTGTTGGCCATCGGTCCGCTCCAGCGCCCAGTGCGGTGCCCAGTCCTCGATGGAGAGCTGGGTGTCGCTGGCGTCGTAGTCGGCCAGGAACCGCTCGGTGAGCGCGTCCTGCCCGGCTTTGTCCATCGTGCGGAACGCCTTGTAGAGGTGCCAGATGTGGCGGCGGGCCTCCCACCAGCGCCGGCCGTGCTCCAGGCTGGCCTCGCGGCGGGCCTGCTCGGCGTCCTCGGCGTAGATCGCGGCGAACTGGCGGCCCTCGCCGAGGGCCTCCTGCCAGTCGGCCACGTTGCTCACGGTGATCCGGCTGCCCGGCGTCACCAGCACGATGCAGCAGGACTCGTCCACCACCAGGCGGGCGTCCGGGCTGAGCTGGCGCACCAGGCGGTCGCCTGCGTGGGTCATGGCGTCTATGCCGGGGTGCTTCCCGGCCTGGCGGACGGCGCGCAGCGCCAGGTCCAGGGGGACCTGGCCGCCGCGCTCTGCGGTCCGCACGAGCTGCTCGGGGGTCACAGCTCACCTCTTTCGATCAGGTCGAACTCGCGGGCCGCCTGGCCGTCATCGTCGCCGTGCAGGCCGGGCGTCCACTTCCCGATCTTCACCGGGTGGTCGGACGCTTCCGGCCGGCCGCACTCCTCCAGCAGCGCGGGCACCATCAGCGCGTCCACGAGCTGGAGGGCGCAGGCGATAGCTGCGTCCGGGCAGTCGGGGTGGGCGCGGAACGCGCTGGTCACCACCACGTCGGCCAGGTGGTCCAGGTAGGCGTTGTGCTCCTCCGCGGTGTGGCCGCTCGGGCACGGGGTCTGCGTCTCAGTCATCATCTTCACCTTGGTCCTTGTCCTTCTCTGTCAACAGCTTAACATAGGCCACTGACAATGGGGACTATTTCAGGCCACCCTTCTCGTAGAGCTGCATCATGATCTTCTGCGCGTCCCGCTTCTCGGTGTCCACGAACCCGCTGAACGCCCAGTGCTCGACCAGCTCCAGCAGGTCGGCGCGGGTGGCGGGGTCCAGGCCCAGCAGGCCGGCCAGCAGCTTGATGCGCCGGCTCTCGGACAGCTCCACGTTGCGGGGCTCGACCGCCAGGGCGGACGCCTGGTGTGCGAACCGGCCAGGACCGGGGCTCCCCTCCTGCTCGGGCTCCTGCACCTGCATGCCCATGCCGCAGCCGGGCTCACCCAGCTCGGCGCGCAGCCGGTTGCGGATCACCCGGGCGGCCTCTGCGTGGTCGATCTCGATCGGCACGCCACCGGAGCCGCCGCGCACCGCGGCGGCCTCGATCGCTGCCCAGTCCACGCCGGCCAGGTCCCGCAGGAGCTGGCACCGGTGGCAGCCCTCGGGGCCATCCTCGGTGTGGGCGTGCGGGTGGCCGTCCTCGGTGTGCTCAAAGTAGCCGTGGGGAGTGCGCCCGCCCTCGTGGCTGTGGCGCAGCGTCTGGCCGTCGTAGTTGTGCTCATGCGCGGTGGAGCTTGGCGAGCTGGTCACCAGCCGCCAGGCCGGGCGCTCCTTGTCAGTCATCAGGATGTCTCCTTGCTTGGGTAGCGGATCTTGCGCTGCTGCCGGGTGGCAGCGTCCAGCGCGAGCTGGAGCTTGCGGGGGTCGGGCACCGCCACGCGGCTGGTGCCCTCGGTGGTCACGATGACGATCTCGCCGGCCTGCGTGCAGCCGGCGGCCAGGTCACTGGTGACGGGGTACAGGCCGGCCAGCGGGGCTACCCGCAGATCCTGGTGCGGTGGCACCTGGCCGGCGTAGCCATCGCCGAGGCGGCGCGGCGTGCGCGCCATGCCCAGCGACTTGGGGCCGCGGCGGCAGAACGGGCACACCGGGCGTCGGCCCGGTGCGTCCCGCCACTTGCGCCCGGTGCCCATGCAGTTGGCCACGGGGGTGTTCATGATCGTTTCCTTGTCTTGATCGGCGGGTAGGCCGCCGTGATCTTGTCGGGGGTGACGCTGCGGTATCCGGTCGGACCCATCAGGGTCACCCACTCCTTGGTGAGGCGCTTGCCCGAGCCTGGGCGGGGCGGCGCGATCACGTGCTCGATGAACCCGAGCGTGCCGCGCTGGTCCCTGATCCGCACGGTCCAGCCCTTGGTGAGCTGCTTGCCGTGCCAGTCCCAGGTGGTGCTGACCGTCCACCACGCCGGGTGGCGTGGTGCCGGGCTGGCGGGTGCCTGCCGCTTGGTCAGGGTCATAGGTGGCTCAGCTCGATCCGCTGGCCGTCCAGCCAGGCAGCCACCAGCAGATCCTCGCTGCCCTGGCCGGGGTGGCCGCGGTAGCGGACCTGCCAGGTGCGGCCGGGCTCGGCCTCTGACGCCAGCCGGGCCAGGGTGCCCGAGGCGTAGTCGAACTCCTTCTCGGTGCTGCCACCGGTCCGGGCAACGTGCTCGCCCGGCCGGTGATCAGCAGCGCGCACCTCGTAGTGCGTGTGGGTCATCATCAGCTCCTAGAACGGTGGCTCTTGCAGAGCCGGGTCCAGCTCGGCCTCGCAGTACAGCTCGGCCGCGAGCATCCCATCGAGCTGGGCTGCCCGCTTGGTGCGCTGCTCCTCGCGGACGCGCTCGATCCCGACGGCAACCTCTGCGGTCACCGCGGACGGGCGCACGCCGGGGAACAGCTTGGCGTACAGGACCGGCATCTCGGCCATCAGGCGGTGGCGCTGGTCCATCGGCATGGAGTAGGTGAACCATTCCACGAGCCGCTCCAGGTCGTTTTGGCCCAGCTCGTGCGTGGCTGCCATTCCCATGATCATCTCCTGTGTCTGTGTCGTGGTCGATCGGTTTGCAGATGCCCTCAATTCGGGCCGCAGACGGTCCGGGCTCCAGCCGTGTTCGGTGTTACGGAGCCGTGGCTCGCCGCTGCGGCCCTCCTCCAGCTCGGCCAAGAGCCGGTATGCCCTCCTAATCTCCGCGCCGCGGCGCGACCGGTGGGGCCTACGTTCGGGAGCACTCCCGAATTGAGGGCACCTGCGGTGGTGTGGTGGCCGGTGGTCCCCTTCAACGCCCGTCCGGGCTCAGGGGCTGTCTGGCAGACACGTCCCGGCCACCTCACCTCGGGATGTCCGCGCACTTGCTGCCTCGCCTCCACCCGCCTGCCGGATACCGCTGCCGCGGGGACTCACAACGGATTCGGGTCGCCCCTACCGATGCCACTGGGTCTAACTACGGATTCTCCGGTGCGTTGGCTTTGCGCTCGCTGCTCTCGTTGATCCCGACCAGGCTGCTGGCGGCGTATGTACGCCTCTTAGTCCGGCTTCTGTGACCGGCCACCAGCTAAGGGATACTCCCGCCTGGTCCCAGGCCGCCGGCGGCGTGATGGTCACCGCTCGGAAATCCGGCTGCCCGGGTCTGGTGAGTGAGTCAGGGGATACCGCGCCGCCCTGGTGGGCAGCTCTATCCGGCCTCGCGGCCGAGCGGCGACTTAGCTCCTTAGCACCTGCCCCGCGCTCGCGTTCTCCCGCGGCCAGCAGGTGGGTCGGTTTTTCCCTGACCCGCTCAAGTCCTCTGTTCAGTTGTCTGGAGATCCGGGCTGGAGCCTCTCGCCACGTGATGTCTGCGACTGGCTGGGCTCCTCGCCCCTTGCTCCTTGCTGCTTACACTAGCTATCTTAGCCGGCTGGTGGTTCTCTGTCAACAGCTTTCGTCAACGAGTTTCAGACTTTCTAGGTCCACCACCTTGGTCAGCTCGTCTACGGTCCGGTAGTAGCCGACGTGGAACCCGTGGGGCTCTGTGACGCTGAACTGCTCGCCCTCGTAGGGCGCTGGGCTGCGGGTTTGCATGTTCCGCGGCGCGGTGAGCGTCATGTTGATCACTTCGACCTTGGTGCCGTCCGCTGCGATCCAGCGGGCCATTCTTGCCTTTCCCTGCCTTTCCGGGGGCTCCCTGCCCTCCATCTCTGTCAACAGCTAGGGGCCGCCATTCATTCCCAGCAGGGGGGACACGCTGCTATCTGGAGGGGCCGCCGATCATGGGCTCGCGGTGGTTGGTGCCGTATCCCTCCATGTAGACGTCCGCGCGCTTGGGCACGATCCACGGGCTCGTCATGCTGGGCGCGGACCACAGCCCGACACCATGCCAGACCAGCCCGTCCCGGGGTGGCTGGTGGCTGATCCTGGTGCAGGCGGGCGGGCCTGGGCAGTGGCCGATGCAGTGCTCGGTGTCGGTGCAGTTGTGCTCGGGCAGCTCGCCGCTCATACCGGGTTGCCTCTCCAGTCCACGGGGTTGCCGCCGTGGACACCGACCAGCCGCGCGCACTGCGCTAGCTGGCTGATCCGGTTGGCCACCCGTTCGATCGCCTTGTTGCCGAACCCGACCATGCCGAGATCGCCCGCGGAGTCGCGGAGCAGCCAGGCGTAGCCCTCGGGGCTCAGGCAGTACCGGTCCCGGTGCAGCCGGGCCAGGCCGCGCCCGTGGAGGCTGTCCATCACCAGGCCGGTGGCGGTGTCGGTGCCGATGCCGTAGGGCATGCCGGGCTCCCACACGCCGTGGTCGAACAGCACGCCGAGGGCGAGCTTCTGCCGGCTGCCCAGGCGGGGCTGTACGTGCTTGGCTACCATCACAGCCTCCCGGGGTGCTGGCCGTCACAGCCGCTGTCCAGGGGGCAGCCACAGGGCAGCGTGGGGCCGCGCAGGGCGGTGCCGTCGGTGTCGCGGGTGACCACCATGGCGTCCGCGGGGACATCATCAGCAGCAGCGGCCCGGAGCTGCCCGGCCAGGCCATGCACCGCGGCCACGCGGCGCTCCACGTCCACCAGGTCGGCGAACGCCTTGGTCGCCTCGGCCGCGGCGATGGCCTGGATCTCGGCCCAGGCGGCGGTGCCACCGGGGGCCAGCTCGTAGATGGTCATCTTGGGGTGCCGGTCGTTGGGCAGGCGGCGGATCTTGATCATGCCCATGCTCTTGAGCCCGCGCGCCGAACGGGCCACCGCCTGCCAGCTCGTGCCCAGCTTCCGCGCCAGCTCTGTCGGCGTGGTGATGGACTGGCTGGAGGCGATGGCCCGCAGCAGGTTGCGCTCGTGATCTTCCAGCAGGTCGAGATCGCTCACTGGGTCACCAGCTTGCGGGTGGGGAACACCCAGCCGAGCGCGGGCGGGCGGTCCGGTACGCCGGGCAGCACCCACAGCACCCAGTCCTCAGTCTCAAAGATCCAGACCGGGTAGGTGCGGGCTGCCTCGATGTGCTTGTCGATCGCCGACGGCGGGAGCTGGCCCGCCTTGTTGGCGGTGCGCCGGGTGTGCCACGCCTCGATCTGCTGGCGGCTGACGGTCCGGCCGTCCGGCCAGTCAAGATCGGCGTTCAGCACCGCGGCCACCGTGCTGTAGCCTCCCGTGCTCATGACTGCCTCACCTCGATCTTGTCGTTCGCGGAATACAGGTGATCGCCTGGCTGGCCGCCCTCGTACCGGTACTCGATGCGGTAATAGACACCGCGGTGGCTGGTGGCCCTGCGGTTCTGCTGCTTGGCCGGCGCGGCGGTGACCGTGACCCAGCTTCCACCGGTCCAGATCACATCGCCCGGCTGGATGTCAGCGGGCTTGGTGAGCATCAGAACCTCACGTCCACGCCGTTGGCGGCCAGGTACTCCCTGGTCAGCTTGTGCGTGTTCATCTCGCGCTCCAGCAGGTCGGATGCCCAGGCGGGCAGCACGTGCGTGCCGTGGGCGCGCTTGCCGACCGTGCCGTCTGCGCGGATGGCCTTGCCGATCAGGTGCCCGCCGCGGCAGGTGTCGCCCGAGCGCGTGCCCAGGACCAGCCGCTCGGGCTGGAACTCCCGGCCCTTGCTGTCGGTGGCCCGCGGCCACGGGGTGGCCGATGCGGGGGTGATCTCCAGCACCCACTGCTGGTAGTGCCGCAGCTCTGACTGCGTGTTCATTGTCATCTCCTGTGTCTGTGTTCTCTGTCAACTGCTTCTGTCAACAGTACAGGGGCCGGGTGGTGTTCCCGGCCCCTGCGGGCTGTCGGATCAGGCTGCCGTGGTGGCCAGCACCCCGTTCAGCTTGTCCAGCGTCCGGGTGTCCTCGTAGGTGCGCCGGCCGCTGATCACGTTGAGCTGGTTGCGCTCGGCGTGCCCGCCCTCCACGTTCTTGACGGTCCGCACGTGGTGCTCGTAGGTGTTGGCTGCCTGGAGGGCACCCCACGCCGTCCCGGTCCAGGCCGAGCACCGCTCGTCGGTCCGGTAGAGCTTGGTCAGCGCGTCGTGGGCGTTGTCCCAGTTGGTCAGGCCGCGGCCCTTCTCGGTCGGCCGGTCGTTCTCCAGGTAGGCCGCCACGAACTGCTCCCACTCGCGGTCACTGACCGGCGTGGTGAGGAGCTTGTCCATCTCGGCGTTGAAGTCCTGGCCCTGCTGGTAGAGCAGGCCGACCTTCTCGCGGATCTCCTGAATCCGGGCCTCGGAGCCGCTCTTGTGGGGGACCAGGATGCGGGCTGCGCCGCTCTCGTTCAGCGCCATCGCCAGGGTGTTGTCACACACCACGAGCTGCGTGCCGCGCTGGTAGGTGGTGCTCATGGAGCCATCGAGCACCGTGGCTGCGGTGAAGAACGGCCGGTGCTGAATGCCGCCAGGACCGTCCACCGTCTCGTCCAGCTCGATCTGCACCCAGGCCCGCGCGCCGCCCTTGAGCAGCCCTGCCGACCCGATGCCCATCTCGCCGTCATCGAGGATCATCGCGGTGTTGTCCACCAGCCACTTGCCGTAGGTGTGCAGCGCCTGGCCCTTGCCGACGATCCCGAGCAGCTCCCCCGTCTCCGGGTGGATGTAGCTCTTGTGCGAGGGGACTTCCATGGTGATGGTCTTGCCACCGATCTCGACCGTGGTGGTCACGGTGCCCTCGACCGGTGCCCATCCGAACAGCCGCCGCTTGACGTCGGCCACCGGGATCGCGCCCGGGTAGTGGTTGGGCTCCTCGCCTTGCTCGCTGGCCCGGTAGTGCCACGCCTCGCCGCGCTTGTCAGTGAAGCCGATCAGCGTGTTCTGGTTGAGCCAGGTGAGTGTCTCTTGCGACATGTCCTCTGTCATCTCCTTGATCTTGGACTGTCTCTTGCTTACATCCACTACAATACCCGCCGACCGGTTCTCTGTCAACAGCTTTCCGAACTTTTCTGTCAACAGTTTTTGGTGGGGTCTGACCTGGGCATACACAGCAAAGAGCCCCCTCCCACCGCGGAGGAGGGGGCTCGATGCCTGCTCGGGCTATTCCAGGTGATGCACCGGTTGCCCGGCTCTGGACCCGAGCTGGCCTACTGCTGCCAGGGCGGTTGCGGCGGTGCCTGGCCAGGAGGCACCGGCCCCTGCTGCTGGCCCTGCATGGGCGGCTGGCCCTGCGGCTGCATGGGCGCACCGTTCTGTGGCCACGGCGGCGTGCCGGGCTGGCCCTGCTGCGGGTAGCCCTGCTGCGGCGGCGGCCCCTGCGGGTAGCCCTGCTGCGGGGGCTGCGGCGGTGCCTGCTGCGGGTAGCCCTGCTGGCCTCCAGGCGGCCCGTAGGCGGGCGCTGGCGGCTGGCCCTGCGGCGGTGCCTGCTGGTAGCCACCGGGCGGCCCTGGCGGCTGCTGCTGCGGTGGGGGCTGGCCCTGGTAGCCCTGGCCCTGCGGGGTGAACTGGCCCATGCCGGGCTGGCCGGCCAGGGGGTGCAGCCGCTTCACCTCGGTGCCGTCCCGGTCCCGACGGTCGCCGATCTCGATCAGCACCGGCCGGCTCAGCATCGCGCCGGCCACCTGCTGGTCACTGATCCCCTGGTGCCAGTAGGGCACCTCGCCGGGGACCTTGGAGAACTTCTCGCCGACCGGCACGCCGAACGCGGCCAGGTCGGTCATCATCCGCTCCGCGCCGAACGTGTTCTTGGCACCGTCCCGGGTGTACGGGCTCACCACCATGTTGTAGGTGATGTGCTTGCCCGCGTGCGGCCCCTCGGTGAACTGGAGCTTGAGCTTCCATCCGTTCTTCTCGCCCGAGCTGTAGCCGCCGACCAGCCACTCCGACGCGACCGCGATGCCGGGGAACTTGCCGACGCCGGGGTTGAGCTTAAAGCCCTCGTTCTCCTGGGCGAACTGGTACAGCTCGTCCATCACGCCCGCGCCGCTGGCGGGTGCGCCCTGCTGGCCGTAGCCGGGCGGGGCCTGGCCATAGCCGGGAGGCGGTCCCTGCTGCGGGTAGCCGCCACCGGGCGGCCCGTACTGCTGCGGCGGCTGGCCGTAGCCAGGCGGCGGCCCCTGCTGCGGGGGCTGCTGGCCGCCCTGCCAGGGCTGTTGCGGGTACTGCTGCGGTGGGTATCCCATGATCATCTCCTAGCTCTGGATCACCTGCTGGACCATGCTCTCGATGGTCCAGCCTGGCACGCGGCCTGGGTAGCCGATCACCATGTCGTAGGGCAGGCGGCCCCATAGCCGCTCGCCCGTCTCGTGCATCGGGCTCGGCCCGATCCACAGGTGCCGCGAGCCGTCCGGCGCGGCTTCCAGCCAGCCGGTGAAGTCGGGCACGTAGGGCACCAGGTCGGCGGACTGACCGGACAGGATCGGCCGCCACTTGCGCATCTTGTCGTCCCAGTGCGCGCCGGCCAGGAACGTCACGGCCCACACCGGGTGGTAGGGGTGGTAGAGCAGGTCCCGGTACTTCCAGATCATCCCGAGGGTCTGCCTCAGCAGCATCCCCCAATGGTCCCGCTCCATCTTCCGGTAGCCCGCCAGAGACATCATGATCCGCTGCGCGATGGTCGGCACGCTGTCCACGCAGACGCTGTTGAACGGGTGCTGCCCGGACATCAGGATCTGGTGGGTCGTCTCCAGCATGGCGTAGTCCTGCACCACCACCACGCAGGTGTGCCAATAGCCCTGCGGGTTGGCCGGGGTGACCGCCCGCGGGTCGTAGGGCCAGGTCGGCACCGTCTCGCGCATCGGATTCCAGCGGATCTTGGGGCTCGGCGTCCACTGCGCGGCGATCTCGCTGTCCAGGGTGCAGACCGGCTCGGGGCCGGTGTCACCGAGGCTGGACTTGCCCGTCTTGTAGAGCGCAAAGATCAGCGAGGACAGCCCCTGGAGCTGCTGCGTGGGTGGCTGCCCGTTGGGCTGCGTGAGCCCCGCGGGAATGGTCTGGTATCCCTGCACCGTCATGATCAGCTCCCTGTACTTACAGCTAGCTTACTGCCTGCCGAGCTGCTGCTGGATCGCCTCCAGGCCACCCCTTGTGTACCGATCGTAGGGGTCGGCTCGGACATAACGCCCGCTGCTCTCCAGCGCCTCCCACCAGGCGCTGCCGTCGGACATCAGGGTGCAGAGCCCACCGGACAGCGGGCAGCTCCACGAGCAGTCGTGGAGGATCTCCACCGGCCGGCAGATGGTCCGCTGCGCCAGGTCGATCACCTGCGGGCCGCCGCCGGCCTGCCAGGCGGCATCGAGCCCCTTGCGGGCCTGGAGGATCTCCCACGCGATCTGCTGGGCACCGGCCAGGGTGGCGGCCATCGAGTCCGGGTTGTAGGTGAAATCCGCCCGCTCGTAGAACGGCCCCTTGGCCCTGGCGCTGCGCTTGACGCGGCGCAGCATGTTGACCTTGCCGCCGAGCACCAGCGGCCGGGACGGGTCCACCTGGAGCGGGTGGCCGCTGCCCGGTGGCGGGTAGCCCGCCTTGAGCCACTGCACCAGGTTGTAGAGCTTCATCTGCGGGTCCATCGACAGCAGCCCCGCGCGGTCGAAGTTGTCCAGGCTCTTGTGATCAAGGAAGTGATAGTAGCCGGTGGCGGTGTCCCACACGATCTGGTCCATCTTGGTGCGCAGGTCCACCCAGCCCTCATAGCCGGGAAGGGGCACCCGCACCTCGGCCTCTGTCTGCACCACCTTGAGCGTGGCGTCCTTGCCCTCGGCGTCCACCCACTCCAGGTAGCCGGCGATCATCACGCTGGCCAGCTCCAGCTCGGCAAGCAGCTCCTTCTCGTCCTCGGGGTGCGCGGTGATCTCGGCCTGGTAGAGCAGGTTGAGGACCACCCGCGGGTCAATGCCGTAGCCGTACCAGCCCTCCAGCACGGTGTGGAGGCGGATGCCCAGCAGCCGCTTGCCGTAGGGCTTCTCGTCCGCGGGCAGGAACCCGAGGTAGTGCTCGACCAGCCACCGCCGCGGGCACCGCTTCCACTGGGCCATCTCGGTGTTGGACAGGCCCAGCGGGTAGCTAACCAGGGTAGGGACTGCGATCTCTGCTGTCATGATCATCTCCTGTGACTATCTCGCCCGGCGCAACCTCCATGATCCACCGGAGCATCTTGGCGTCTCGCGTGATCTGGTCGGCGCGGGCCTCCTTGATCAGCCCGAGCTGGTAATGCCTGATGTCCACCGTGCCGGGGGACAGGCACCAGACCTGGCGCAGCGGCGTGGTGCGGCCCCACCGGTCGCCGCGGCCTGTTTTCTGCTCGCGGCCCCGCCACGTCGGGTCGGGCTGGAGCCAGTAGATCCCCTCGGCCGCTTGCAGGTCGATCGACTCCCCGCCGGCGTCGGTGATGAAGATCACCCGCGCCTGGCCGGACTGGAACTGCTGCCCGCTGGCGTCCTGGTCGGACCGCTTCATGCCCCCGGTGATCTGCGCCCAGGTGATGTGCTCCTTGTCGAGCTTGGGCGTCACCAGCGGGATCACCTGCGGGCTGTTCAGCGCGATGATCCACTGGCCGGGCTCGTCCGCCAGGAACTCGATCACATCGGTGACCTTGTTGGAGGGCAGCACGTAGCGCACGGCCTGCTGGCTGAACCCCATCGGGTCCTCGATGTCCTCCACCTGGAGCATGGCGGTGGCGAGCTGGCACTGCCGGGTGTACTTGACGATGGTGCTGCCGGGCACCAGCAGCTCGCCGGGCTCCAGCTCGGCCAGGCCCGCCTTGGTGATAGCTGCGTACACCCGCTCCTGCTTGGGCGTGAGCTTGGGGTAGCGGAACTCTGGCTCGGCCATGGCCGGCTCGCCGGCGCGGGCGATCTCGCGGGGGATGCGCCTGAACAACGGGTCAGACACCAGGTGGAAGGTCGCCGCCGTGTCCGGGCGCAGGTCCAAGATCACCTCGCCCTTGCCCATGAACGCGAACTCCTTGAGCGCATACAGGTCGGTGTAGCGCATCCGGCTCGGCCAGCCCCGCGGGTCGAGCCCGTGGTAGATCGCCCACAGGTCGCCGACACTGTTGGGCGTCAGGGTGCCGGTGGTCGGCCAGGTGTTCTCGGTGTGGTGCATCAGGAACCACACCGCGCGGCTCTGCTTGGACTTGGGGTCGGCTAGGGCGTGCGCCTCGTCAGGGATCACCGTCTTGAGCCACGTGGACTGCGGCTCGCTCTTGTTGCGCCGCGGGTAGTTGAACTCCTTGGGGCACACCTCGCACGCCACGCTGGACTTGCCGGTCGAGCCGCCGTGGGCGTCACAGACCACGTATGCCTGCGAGGGGTAGGGAGCCAGCCTGGTGTGGTGGCGCACATTGTCCCAGGCGATGATCCCTACGTCGGCCTCACCGGCGCGCAGCTTCTCGATGGCGCTGCGCCGCTTGGCGGCTGAGTCCTGAATCAGCACCACGCGCAGCTCCGGTGCCCACAGCGCGAGCTTGCGCTGCCAGGGCAGGATGGCCGCGCCGCGGCAGATCACCAGCGCGGGCAGGCCCTCGCCCTCCAGCTTGAGCCGCCACAGCGCCCGCGCCAGCACGGGCGTCTTGCCGTTGCCCCTGGTGTCGCCGAGCACAACGCGCCGGTAGTCGAGCAGCCACTGCACGCCGCCGCGCTGCGGCCCGGACATCGCGTAGGGCGGCTGGCCGGCCGGTGGCGGGGGCATCCTGGCGTCCATGTCCATCAGCCAGCCGCGCAGGTCGCCGTCGGCGGCCTCCAGGGCTGCCCGGTCGTTCAGCCGCACGCCAACCTCGTGCCACTTGGCGTCGGCCCACGCTTGCAGCTCCGGGTAGACGGTGATGCCCTGGCTGGCAAAGATCGTCATCATGGCCGCGTAGCCGGGCCAGCTCAGCGGGTAGCGCCAGAGGTAGTCCGTCTTGTTGTGGTTGCAGCCGGGGACCTGCTTGGCCAGCACGTACTCGCTGGGCGGGCACCCGATCGCCACCATGGGCGGGTCGGTGCCGGGCTCGATGCTAGCCCACGCGGTCATCCCTGATCCCTCCTCGTGCCAGCACGATCCTCCACTCACCCCACGACAGCCCGGCCATGGAGATCACCACGGGCATGGTGAGCTTGGGCTCCTCGCCGAGCACGCTCTCGCCGAACGTCGGCGACAGCTCGCGGAGGATCAGGTTGTGAACGCCCGGGTGGATCTCCAGCCGCAGCGATTCCTTCCACGTCTCGGGCACGTCGCGGGTGACGGCATAGACGGCGTTGATCATCTCGTGGATCTCGGCCTGCTGGGCGGTCAGGCCCAGGCAGTGGAACATCAGCTCCCCGGACTGCCACCAGTCGTGGGGATCATGAACCTCCCGGTTGCCGCACAGCGGCCGGTACAGCTCAGCCACCAGGCCACCCCTCAGCCACCGCGGCCTCATAGTCGCGGCGCAGCTTCTCGGGGTAGCTGAACTTGCCCTCGCCGTCGGTGGGGATCTTGACCCCCTTCTCCTTGGCGTAGGCCCGCATCCCCTCGTAATACTCCGCGGGCTGCCGGCCGCGGGACCGCTTGCCCTCGGGCGGTGCGCTGGCGCGCTTGCCCGCCATGATCCACGGCTGCACCAGGGCGGCCAGCTCGTCATAGTGGGCCTTGGTCAGGTCGAGCACGACGTCTGCGCCATCGAATCCCAGCGGGATGGCCAGGCGCTCGGCCTGGACCTTCTCGCCCGTCTCGGCGAACGTAGGGTCATCGAACACGAACACCTGCACCGCGCGGCCCATCAGGCAGTCACCCTCTCGCCCTTGCCCGCGGCCTGGAACCTGGCAGCCGGGGGATTAGCAACACGTGCCCCCTCCTCTGCGGCCTGTGCCGCAGCGCGCCGCTGGGCCTGGGCCTGCCTGCGCTTCCACGCCTCCACGATCAGGGAGGACTGCATGTCGTCAAAGAACAGCCGGTCGTTGCCGGCGGTGAGCCCGAGCCCGGTGGCCAGGTAGTTGGGTCCGCCGCCGCCGTAGCGGGCGGTGCTCCAGTCGAGCATCCCGCGGCGGTCGGTGAGCACCCGGATGAACCGGCCGCACTTGCGGGCGCAGTGGTCGGTCAGCTCGTAGACGCCGCCCACCCGGTCCAGCTCCACCGTCTTGGGGAGATCCTTGCCCGGGAGCAGGTCGGCGAGCCGGAAGTCATGCCTGCGCCGGCCGCGGCACGCGGCCTGGGATGGCTCCAGCCGCAGGTAGAACTCGATCTGCTCGGGGGTGAGCCCGTGCATCCATGCTGGTTTCTTGGTCATCTTCTACACCTTCGCCCTTGCCTGCCCGTAGGTTACCCGGAGCCGCCGACAGAATGGACGGCCTCGACCACGAACGGGGGCAGGTTTCCCGTCCGCAGCAGCCACGCCAGCAGGTGCTGGGCGGCAGACTGTGCGTCATCCTTTCCTGGCACCCACCAGCCGATCCGCTGGAGCACAGCAGGGGAGGCGGGCTCCCGCGCGCTCGGCGCGGCGGGCGTCAGGATCATGCAGCGGTGCCGCAGCGCCGCCGACTTGATAGCGCCGATCATCTCGATGGCCTCGTGGGCATGGTCCTGCGGCAGGCCCGGGATGATCTTGTAGCGTTCCCACCCGATCGCCAGGGCAGGCCCGCAGCTACCGGCCAGCAGCTCGATCTCGTGGACCGCCTCGTGGAACGGCCACTCGCCGGCGCTGAACCGGTAGCCCTCGTGGACGAGCAGCCGGGCGATCCCGGTCATGCCGCCCGGGTCGCACCAGGCGACCACCGGGGGCATCATCCGGGCATCCTCTCGACCGCTCGGGCGTCCTCGGTGTAGAGCGGCTGCTCCATGGCCACCAGCTCGCCGCGGCGGTTCTGCCGCGGAATGGCCAGCGCCTTGCCGAGCACTTCCTTGATCACCTTGAGGCAGCGCCAGCACAGGTCTGCGGGCGGGTACTCGTCCTCGCCGACGTGCTCACCGCCGCTGGTGAAATGGATCTCCACCAGGTGGACGTGCCCCCTCTTGTTGCCGCGGCACTGCCGGCCGCAGCGATCACAGAACGTCTTGGTGCTCACCTGCGCGACACCCGGCGCAGCACTACCTGGCCGGACCGCTGCTCGGCGTAGACCTTGCTGTCAAAGCCGAGCCGTCGGATGGAGCCGCTGATCGCGGCGATCGAGCTGCCGTCCGCAGTGGCGGCGTCCTCGCCAGAGTCAAGGAACGCCCGGAGCGCCGCCCGGCTGACCGACGGGTACTGAGCTGGCATCCTTGGGGTCAGCTCGTACTCGACCTGATCAGGGTGCTGTAGCTCCCAGTCGCGCACGGCGCGGCGCTCGCGGGCAGCACCCATCTGCTCCCAGGCCAGCAGCCGCCGCTCGCAGCGCCTGCGATTACACAGGCCCTCATAGCGCCGCCAATGCTCAATCGGGCTTACTATCAGCCGCCGCTGCGTGGCAGCCCGGATGCAGTAGGAACAGCCGCCCGTTGGCCCGATGCCCTTGGTTCTCCGCTGGGTGACGTGCCGCTTGAGCCAGAGCCTGTACCTGGCCCGCCAGCGCAGCACGTCGCGGTCCTCGTCCTTCCAGGGATGCGGACCCATCCCGTAGTGCGGGGCGGCCTCGCGCATCTTCTCCAGCGTCGGTGCTGTCATGATCGTCTCCTTCTAGGTCTTAACCCACCTCTTTGGGAGGATGGAGCCGCTCCAGGTGATGGGCACCCGGTAGTGCTCGCGGTCGGTCAGGATCTCGGTGCCCAGCCGCAGCACCTCCTCGGCCTGCTCGATGGGCACCTCGGCGAGCAGCTCGTCATGGATGGTGAGCCGCAGCATGTCGCCGAGCCCGGCCGCGTCCATCAGCAGCGCGCCGTTCTTGAGGATCTCCGCGGCGCTGCCCTGGATGCGGTAGTCGATCAGGGCGTATGCCTTATCCGCATAGAGCCGCCGGCCCCACATCGTCTCCACCCGCGGCCGGTGCCCTGGCCGCTTCTGGCTTTCCACCAGCTCCAGCGAATTGAGGTTGAGCTGGCGGTAGCGCCGCTTGAATCCCTCGTAGATCGGCACGATCTGCGCCAGTGGCACGCCCGCGGTGATGGCTGCTGTTTCCGGCCCGCTGCCATACGTCATCCCGTAGAACGTGTTTTTGGTAGTGGTGTAGCGCGGGTCCTTTTTGGTGATGTCCTGGTGGTAAATCGACTGGGCATTCAGCAGGAAGAATGACAGATCGTGAGCATCGCAATAGGCAAAGTCGGCGATCATCTGCTTGTCGCCGCTGAAATGCGCGGCCAGGCGTGCCTCGATCTGGTCGGCGTCCCAGGACACGAACACATGGCCAGGGCGCGGGATGAAGCTGCCGCGGATCACCGGGAAATCCCGGTCGAACGTCTGCATCGCCGGCTCGGTCACCGAGCTGCGGGACGTGTGATAGGCACCGATCGAGTGAATGGCGTAGTGGATAACCGCCTGGGCGTCCGCCATGGAAAGGAACTTGTTGAGGTGGCGGCTCACCACCTGCTGTGCCTTTTTGGCATTCCGCAGGGTGGAGATCAGGGGGGCCGCTTCCGGGTTGGCGAGCTGATACTCCTCCATGGACTCCTTGTCGATCCGCGGCTTGCCGGTGGGGGTGCGGTAGACCTTGATCCCGGCGCGGATCAGTGCCTCGCCCACGCTGTCGTTGGAGTCCACCGAGGTGACGCCGTAGGCCGCCAGCCAGGCCATCGCCTGCTCGGCGAACATGCTGATCTGGTCGGACCAGTGGGTGATATAGGGGATGTCGATCATCATCCCGGCGTGCATCATCTTGGCGCACAGCCGGGCGTAGCCAAGCTCCAGGTCGTAGGCGTGGCTGAACCGGCCGCGCACCTCGGGCAGGAACTTGTGGAGCAGCCAGCAGGTCAGCACGGGGTCGCCAGCGCCGTACTGCCAGTAGAGCGGGAAGTCATCCGGCACGGTGGCGTAGGACCACTTCTGCGCTTTCATCGCCTCGTCCAGGCCCTTCTGCCAGGCCATGGCGGTGGGGTCGATGTCAAAGGCGGCCCGCGGCTTGAGCGCGAGGGGGTTGGGCAGCCGCAACGGGGCTGAGTCGAACAGGTGGCCGGCGAGCTGGGCATCGTCTATCTGCGCCCAGTTCAGCCAGAGGTTGTGATGGTGGCCGAGCACCAGCGAGTCATAGGGCGCGTTGAACAGCCCGATCCGGCCGGTGTACTTGCGCAGCAGCTCGTGCGCCGCGCCCAGCCAGTCGTAGCGGAACGCCCAGCCGTCCCACAGGTCGCCGAGCTGGGTCATCCGGTGCCGGTCGGCGTGCCAGCGCAGGCCCGCGCTCTCGGTGTCCACGCACAGCAGCGGGCGGCGCTCACCCGCCCATCGCCGGAACTCCTCCAGGTCAGCCATAGATGCCACGTGATGGAGGGTCACCTGGTCGAGCGGCCCTCCCCGGGCTGTCCTCGCCTGCGTCATGGTCATGATCTTGGTCCTTGGGTCCTACACCACTACGTGGTCACAGTTGCCCGCCTGGCAGTTGGCGCTCATGATCGCGTTCTGCTGCCACCAGGACAGTATGTCCTCCCGGTCGGAGGCGTGCGGCACGCCTGCCTGCAAACGGTTGATCGCCGCCACGATGGGCTCTCGGAAGTCGGCGGTAATCCGCACCCCATCCAGCTCGATGGTCAGGTGCCAGCGCCCGGTGGTCAAGGGGTACTCCGCTGGTGCTCGGTGGTGGTGTCGTGGGAGGCGGGGACGTCGGGCTCGGGATGGGGCTCGGAGCCGGGCTCGGAGACGGGCTCGGCTGCGGGGGCGGGCTGGCGTGGTGATGGTGAACAGGCGGGGGATTAGCTGCTAGTGAGCTGCCAGCCGGCAGCGGATTAGCAGCAGGGGCCTGCTGCTGCGCAGGCGGGGCTACGACGATTGAGGGGGCGTGGTGCCGGCCATGGTGATGATGATGCGCAGGGATTGCCGCGCGCCGCGGCGGCTGCTGCGTGCCGACTATCACCGGGTTGGCGTTGATCTTGAGGTACTCCTTGCCCACCCAGTCACCTGCCCACAGTGCCGCGGGGAAGATCACCAGGAACGCGAGCACGATCAGCGCGGTGAGGACTGCCTCTCGACGGTATCGCCGCCACCAGGACACCATGGCCGCCCGGGATGGCGTCCGGCGACCTTGTGCGGGCGCAGCTCCACCAGGCTGCGCAGCGCCGGGTCCGCTGGGTTGACCCGCCGGCCAGAGATACTCCGCTGGCACCGTCGGCAGATCCCCCGTCTGCGCCGGATCGGCGGTCCACTTGCCTGGTAGGAACTCATGGGTGGTCACCTCTCCGATCCCGCCATCAGCACGACGGCGGCGGTCACCAGCTCAGCCTCCAGGGTGGTGGCAGCCAGGGCGCGGCCGAGCAGCTCCTTGCGCCCGGCTCCAGCTCTCACTGCGCTCACGATGTGCTCCTCCAGGGCGTAGGACGCGAGCGGCAGCCCGCGGGTGATCTCGGCCAGGCCCAGCCTGACGTGGTGGACCAGGCAGGCGATCTCCTGGTCGGTGAAGTAGCGGGCAGGGCGTTCAGTAGTGCCGTTTGCTGGCATGGGTGGCCCCCGGGGTTGAAGCGGACGCGCTCATGGTCCCACGTCCCGTTACCTGATGACCGCCTTTGGCTGGTCGGAAAGCACCCAGTCGGGGTCGTTGACAGCGCACTGGCGCAGCAGCTCGCGGCTGGTCGGGGACATCGTGGAGGACTGCATCCCGCCACGCCTCTTGCGCTTGGTGAGCCGGTCCTTCACCTGGCCGGGCTCCTCGCACCGGTCGATGGAGGGCCGCGGCACCTCGTAGCGGACCTGCTGGCCGGCGCGCAGCTCCTCGGGATAAGGCGGCAGGCACTCCTCGCACGCCACCAGATCATCCTCGGTGTAGCCCAGCGCGCGGGCCATGGAGAACATCAGCTCGCGGGTGACCGGCACGCCGGACTGCTCGCCGCCAGCGATGGTGCAGCGGGTGTCCAGGGCATGGTAGATCAGGCTGTACGCCTCTCTGACCAGCACATACCTGCCAGACTCCAGCTTGAATACCCGCTGATGGCTCCACCTGGGACGGGGCCGCTGCACACCGCGGGGAGCGGTGTCATCCAGCCCCCACGTGGACTTGTCCGCGATCGTCAGCCCGATGATGGTCGTTCCGCCGCCCGGGGCTTCCGGGTCAGGGATCAGCACCTCGGTCAGCTCATGGTCCACGTCATCCTCCTGGTCAGCATCTGCACCTGATGGTAGCGCCCCGGGCTGTGCGCTGATTCCCTTGTCTGAGCACCAGGGTAGCCTGGGCGGGCAGGTTCAGACTCAGGAGATGATCATGATTGCTGTCGTGCAGTTCGCCGGTGACTACGACTGGCTGAGCAACTTCTACGTCCACCCGTTCCGCATCGAGGGCGTCAGCGAGTGGTGGAACAGCGCCGAGCACGCATTCCAGGCGGCCAAGGCGACCACCCCGGAGCTGTACCGGAAGATCCGCGATGCGCGGACCCCCGGCGAGGCCAAGCGGCTGGGCCGCATCGCCGACGTGCGCCCGTCGGTCTGGAACGGCCAGCGCCGCGAGATCATGATGCGGGTGCTGATGGCCAAGTTCTCCATCCCCGAGCTGCGGGAGCGGCTGGCCGCTACCGGCACCGCGGCGCTGGTGGAGGGCAACACGTGGGGCGACACCTACTGGGGAGCTGTCCCCGAGGGTGGCAAGGGCTGGAACCCGGACCTGCCATGGTGGCATTTCGATGACGGCACCCGCGTCTACGCTGGGCAGAACTGGCTCGGCCGGGAGCTGATGATGGTGCGGGAGCTGATCTCGTGACCGGGTGCCTGGACTTCACCCGCGACGATCCCGAGGTGGCCCAGCTCGGGATGGGCGCTGCTGCGCTGCGCTACCAGCGGATGGGGTACGCGGTCCTCGGGCTCGGCGTCGGGTCCAAGCGACCGCACAGCGATTTCAAGCACGGCGTGAGCTGGGCCACCCGGGACCAGGCGATGCCATGGTGGCTGTGGCGCACCGAGCCCCTGGCCGGCGTCGGCATCGCCACCGGGCAGGTCAACCAGCTCGTGGTGATCGACCTGGATCTCAAGCACGGGGAGAACGGCGTCCGCAACTTCGGCGACTTCCTGGTGCAGGCGAGCGCGGTAGGCGTGATGGACTGCACCGTGCCCATGGACACCGAGGTGTCCACCCCTGGCGGCGGCTGGCACATCTGGCTGCGCACCCCCGCCGGCTACGCGGTGCCGAGCAGGCCGGGCATCCTGCCGGGCGTGGACATCCAGGGGGATGGGCACTACGTCGTGGCCCCGCCGTCGCGGGTGTGGGTGGACTCCGACCAGGGCTCGGCGCTGCTGCCCTACCGCCAGGTGAACGGCTGCCCGTGCGAGCCGCCATGGGCTCCCGCGTGGTTCCTGCGCTGGATCGAGCAGGCCCAGGCGACCGGCACCGACCATGGCAAGACGGGCGTCCCGCTGCCGGACGTGGAGCAGCTCAAGCAGACCGGGCTGGAGCGCGGCTCGCGCAACACCACGCTGCACCGGCTGGCGTGCTCGCTGTTCCGCAGGCTGCCGGACAACGCGGAGGGCTACCGGGTGGCCATGGGCGAGCTGGAGCTGGTGCTCGCTGCCACCGACATGCGAGGGTTTAGCCGCGCCGAGGTGGACCGCACCATCACCTCGGCCCGGGAGTTTGTCCGCCGAGCCCGGCGCGATGGTGAGGCGGCCTGGGACCAGTCGATCTACGGCAGGCGATGATCATGCGCAAGCACCACCATGGCTACTCACTCGTGGACGTCTGGCACCTGACGCCGCTGATGCCCGGGATGGTGCTGCCCAAGACGGTGGTGCTGCGGGTGTGCAGCGGCTGCGGCTTCCCCGACACCATCACCCTGGACGGGCGCTGGACCATCGAGCAGGTCCGCGGCCAGCAGACGTCCGCGCGCACCATGGCGACCACCCCGCAGCCAGGCGGCGGCCACATCTACGCGACCGACGCCCCGCTGACGCGCGCCGCGGAGGCTTGACCATGGAGGACGAGGAGCGCCCGGACCCCCTGGCACCGCCGCCAGGACTGGGGGAGAGGCCCGCTGCTGACCGCGCGGGCAAGGCTGAGCTGATGGGCGTCTGCGCCGACCTGATCGACGGCGCGGGTGTCAACTGCCCCATGGAAGTCACCGAGGTGTGGACGATCGGCTGCACCGTCGGCGAGCACGTCGGCCCGCTGGAGTATTGCTCGATCCACGCCGCCAAGGCTGTGCGGGCGGGACCGTTCGCCATGGTCTGCGGCCAGTGCGTGAAGCTCGGCGTCCACGCGCGCATCCGGGTGTTCAACCGCACCCGCCCTGACGGGAGCCCGCTGCCCAACCCGTGGGCGCTCGGGTCGGACACCGACGTGGAGTGGGCGCTGCGCCAGGTGTGGCCCGCTGCTGAGGACGAGAGCCATGGATGACCGGGAGGTGGACATCGGCCCGCTGAGCGGCACAGAACTGCTCACCGCGCTGGTGCTGGCCATCGCTGAGACAGGGATCGGCCGGACCACCAGGCTCACCAGCGGGGGCAGGTCACTGGCCCTGATCACGCCTATACCGGAGCCCAGCCATGGCTGAGCTTGACCCGGACCTGATCGGCGGCATCGAGCGCGTCACCGGGGAGTGCTATGTCGGCGGCCGGTGGGTGGTGCCGCCCACGTGCGACCGGATAGGAGGGGATGGCCGCTGCGGCAGGCCCGCGGCGGTGGTGTGGTGGCTCGGCTGCCCAGTCGGCGAGCACGCCGGACCCATGGCCTACTGCGAGGGCTGCAACCCGGGCAAGCCGGTGCAGGTGATCATCTGGTGCCACTACTGCCGGATGGCCGGAATCGAGCCCGCGCCGCAGATGAACGTGCTGCGCATCGACACCATCGAGCCCGACTGGCACGAGCAGATGGCCGAGCTTGCCGAGGAGTCGGTCAGCTCGGACGTCGGCCCGCTGCGGATCTCGCGGTGGGGCGGTGTCTGCCCGTGCTGCGGGCTAAGGTGGGAGGCCGGCGACTACATCGCGTGGTCGCCGGACGAGGGCAAGCACATCTGTGCAGACTGCGCCAGGAGCTGACCATGGCTGTGTCGAGATTCAGGCTCAAGGAAACGGTCCCCGGCCTGCCGGGCGAGTACGTCTGCGCCGGCTGCGAGCAGCCCATGGTGGTGCCCGCGGAGGGCCGCGAGGGATCAGGTGAACAGGAGGCTGAGATCAGCCATGGTGAGGGTTGCAGATACTCGCCCAGGAGGTGACGGATCAAGCTGCGGCAGGCGTAGGGTCGGACCTACGCCTTACCCCGCAGGCGAGCTTTTGATCTTGGAATTAGAAGTGCCAGACCCCCGGTCGGACGGGGGCTGGCGTGACTGCGGTTGCGGAGGCAGTCGTGGACGATGACCCAGGCGCGAGGCTTTCCACCGATGAAGATGCGGACCTAGACGGAAGGATCACCAACCGATGCTGATGGTAGCTGAAATTACCCGCTGGTGCAGCCATGGCCGTATCCAGGGGTGAGCCCGGGACCTGGCGCTGGCTCGGGTTTTGGGACGGCGGCACCCTCGCAGAGGCCGCCACCATGGCCAACCTCCCGACAGATGACCGCACCGCGGCCGAGCTGATCCACCACCAGATCCGCCCTGACGAGATGGCCTACGTGCCCGGTGACAAGCAGTGGTTCCTGTGGGACGGCAAGCACCACCGGCCTGACAACAGCAACCAGGTCGGCAGGGTGATCATCGGCTTCACCCACTGGTACGAGCAGCTCCTGGTGGCCGTGCATGAGCACATCCGCGCCCAGGTGATGGCTGCGCGGCCGGGCGCTGGCAACGACGTGATCAGGCGCGCGGTGGCCGCTGAGATCAAGATCCGCGGGTGGGAGCCCATGGTGAAGTACGGCGCGAAGATCCGCGGCGCTGCCGGGCTCGCCGCCCTCCGCTCCTACATGATGGACGTCTGCGGTGTTGGCCCCGATGCCATGGCCGACCGCTACCCCGAGCACCTGAACACCGACGCCGGGATCATCGAGCTGCTGCCGTCCAACGGCGTGAGCGTGTGGCCGCACCACCCCAAGGCCAGGATGTCCTACCTGGTGGCTGCGAGCCCGCGGCCATGGTCACAGCGGCCGGACGAGGGCTGCCCGATGTACGCCTCGATGCTGCGCCGCTCGGTCGGCGGCGTGGAGGACGTCTACTGGTATCTGGTCAAGGCCCTCGGGTATTCGCTGCTGGGCAGCAACCCGCTCCAGCTCGTGTTCTTCCTGACCGGCCCCACGGCCAACGGCAAGAGCGCGCTGCTGCGGGTGCTGTCAACAGTGCTTGGCCAGCAGCTCGCCTACCAGGCGCAGCCTGCGCTGGTGTCTGCGCCAGGCCGCCATGGTGCCCGGCACCCGCGGCACGAGGCGACGATGCGCGGCAAGCGGCTGATCGTGATCAGCGAGACGGCGGCGCACCTGCTGATAGACGAGATGCAGCTCAAGCGGCTCACCGGCGAGGAGTCGCTGGCGGTCGAGCTGCTCTACGACAAGACGATGACCGACACCATGGTGAGCTGGGTGATCTTCATCGCCAACAACGAGATGCCCTCGCTGCTGCACCTGGACCCAGCTTTGCGCCGGCGGATCATCGTGATCCCGATGGGTCCGACCATCCCCGAGGAGCTGCGGGACTCGACCATGGTGCGGCGGATTCTGGATCAGGAGC